TAAAGCGGTATATTCATTTTTATTTAACGAAGTATTTATAAGCTATTGTGGCATATTCCTGTCTAATGTAACGATGTGAAACCAAGCACCTTTCATAACATGTAGCAAATGCCATTGCTACATCTTTCTCATTGTCTAATTTTAAAAATTGTTCAAAATTAAAATTATATGAATAACAAAATCCATATGTATCAAATTGAAGTTGAATATCATTTTTTAAATAATCTAATTGCCCTTTAAGGTCTTTGTTCCAAACATCTTGAGAATACATTTGTGCCCATTGGCAAATTCCATAAAAGCCATTACCTGAAATAGTGGTCTGTAAATTTAAGGTTCCACCGCCTACTTCGGCCATTATATTGCCAAGAATGCCGGCGCACACATAATCATTCCAACCAAGGCTTTTCATGTATTCCCAAATAAGAGTAGCATCTTTATATTCTAAAATATCTAATTCTTCTTCCACCTTATTTAATTGCAGTTGGTAGAAATTAACAATTTCATTATAGAAAGTCCATTGACCTTGGGCATTAGAAATTGTAGAACTAGTTTCTTCATAACCTTTACTTCTAGCCTCTTCGGCTAAATCATGTGTTAAATCTCTTTTGGAACTATATTCATCAATCAATTCAATTAATTCCCAATAATTATTAGTATTTTTTAATTCTATATTTTCAGCATTGGCGGTAATAGAACAAATAAAAATAATAATAACTAATAAAATAATTTTATTTTTCATATAATTTCTCTCTATCTATTAAAAATAATAAGGCATTGTATTAATTATTTCATAGTCGGTAATAAAAATTTCAGGATTTGTTTTACCTAAAAATTCATTAATTTTACAAGTGCCAATAATATTTACTACTATACATCCCTATTCAGTATATAAACTTTCATATTCTTCTGGAGATACATTAAATTTAATTAAATCTAAATCATTTGGTAATTTAATTTTTAATGTTCCACTTGTCTCTTTTGGATAATAAATAACGTTATCTTTATTTAATTTTAGATTTTCAATAACAACATAAGGTTCTTTAAAATTTTGACCCCATAAATATTCATATTCTGGAATAGTTAAAATAGTATTAACATCAATGTTATTACTTTGATACACAAAATCAACTAAATAAAGTGGTTGGCCATCATAATCCTTTAATTTTTCATTAGTATCTTTTATAAATTGAGATATATTAACCTCGGAGATGCGTGCACCAAAAGCAGACATATGTCCTTCCGCAAATGTAAAATATCCAGTAGAATTAAGATATGCTTTAAAGTCTTTTATAGGTGCAAAAAATTCATAACCTCGGCCTGAGCCTTCCCAATATTTAATTCCATTTTCAATAACTTCATTAAGTATTAAAGTTGGCCGTTGGTATTTATTAGCGAACTCATTTGCTATTAAGCCAGTTAAATTTTTATTTACTTCATATTTCTTATCCAAAAGAACAACTAAAATTTTATCATTTAATAAGTTGCGTTCGGCAATTAATTGATTTATAATTTCTACATTAGCATCTCTAATTTTAGTTTGTCTGGATTTGACATTTGCGCTCATACGACAAGCCTATTCGACTATTGTTTCAAGCTACCCACTGCATCCACGTTTTGTTGAAGGAATTAAATCAAATGCTAAATGATTTATCATACTTTGTAATAATACTTTGCGTTCTTCAGGCTCACCTACTCGCGCTACTGCATTAATAAGTGGCGCAATATAAAAAGCAACACCCATAGGGGTAAGATTATCATTTAGCTTAAATTTATTGCGTTCCATCATACCACAAATATAAGGATTTTGAGGATAAGCTAAACCAATATTAATTAAATATCGGGTTTCATATTCTCGTGTATCCATCATATCGCCAATTAAGCCAAGAGCAACCAAATCTAAATATTTATTTGAATAATTAGTTCCTAAAATTTTATCAATCTAATTGCAAAATTTATAAACTATAGCAACACCTGATAATGCTTTATTTGGATAGTTATCTAATTGATTATTAATTACACAAGCATAAGGTGATACTTGAGTGGCGTCATGATGGTCAAGAATTAAAATATCAATATTTTTATCATAAAGCGCCTTATGCTCATTATACTGATTACTTCCTGCATCTGGAACAATAACTAATTTAACATCATCCGGAATAGTATTTAATTCAATGCCGTGTGCTTTTTGAGTATGCGTTCGATAATAAAGATTATTCTACACATAATAGGGAAATAAATCATAAAGATAATTTATTAATAACGCTGAAGAAGTATAACCATCACAGTCTTCATCAACCTAAATAAAAATTTTATCATTATTTTTTATATGGCGCGCGAGCATTTTTATTCCATCATTAATATTATTTAATTTATCATTAGGATTTACATCCTAAAAAGTTGTATTTAAAAAATGGAAAATATCCTTAGATTTAATTCCGCGGTTTTCCATTATTGTTTCTATTGGAGTAGATTTTGTTGGATTTATTAATTTATACTACATATTACTCCTTTATATAATTATTCTATTTTTATATAATTTTAAAAATATATCTGGGCCTTGATCTAATGGACTAGCTTTATAAGGAGTTATCACATCTTTATCAAAAATAAAAGATATATTGAATGAATTACCATACCTAGCTTTTATTTTTAATAAATTATTTTTTAAATGATAAAATTCATCATCACCAATTTTTTGAAATTGTCTATCAAAAGCAATAATAATATCTTCAGCACCAACTTGTCGTAATAATTCCATTTGTTGCAAAGAGATATTACTGCCACAGCAAGCAACAGTAATATCTTTATCAAAGCCAAAATAGCTTTGAAATTGTAAGCAACTCTTTTCCGCCTCTACTACAATAACTTTCTTCATTGTTTGAATATTAAATTTACTATTATTTAAATTATATAAATTCATACCAAGAGGGTGAGTATAAAGAATTTTATTAATGCGTAATGGTCTATACTTACCATATAATTCTGCTTCTTCTTTTCCCATTACTCGTCCGCGCAAACCAATAAAATTACCATTCATATCGAAATGAGGAATGGTAATAGCATCTCCGCCTAAATAATATCCAATACAAGCTTGATCTAAAGCTTCTTGCTTTATTCCATCATTTAGCCAAGGAGTTAATTTTAAAGAATAATTAAAATTCTTTAAAATTTTATCATCATAAATTTTTAATTGAAGCGTGTTAGAAGATTTATTTTCTTCATTACCTTTATCATAATTGGCAAAAATCTTCCAATCATCGAGTCCTGATAAATCATCTTGTTCTTCTAAAGTGCCAATAATACCAAAATAATTGGCTATCCATCTTACTGCATCATTTAAATCATAAACTTTATTAGCTTGTAATTCCGCGACTTTAATTAATAATTCAAATATATCAAAAGACGGGTTCGCGCATCCAGTATAGCAATGAAATAATTGACTATTACTATAATAATACAACTTGCGTGATGCTTCTTCTGTTGGTGGATTATGACAAATTGTTCTACTTATAATACCAAAAGAAGTATATTCTGGTTCACCATTCCACAAATCTAAAAGTTCAAATATATTTTCTATAGTTAAATTCTCTCGTATTGTTTGTTTATCATAATTAATCATTTTGAGGCATAATTAATGTATTCCATAAATCTGTATTTATTTCACTTGGTTCAAAAGCAAGAGTTATAGGATTATTATTTAAACTTGAAATATATTCGTCTGCTTTAATATCAAGTTTATATCTATATACATATTTGCCCGTAATAGGGTCTTTAAAAATAGTTAAATTCTTCATTAGAATGTAATTACGTTTACACAAGTGCCACGAATACCAAATTCTTCATTAACTACTTTAATAAGATACTCCAGCGGATGCTTCTTAGCGAAGTCTCCCTTAGCCGTTTTTAAATACATAGAAGCCATTTCCTTTGGCATTTTATATTCAATAGTTCCATTCATAATTTTCTTTTCAAACATAATTCAATCTCCTTTAAAAAGCGCTATCTTCAGCAATTCTAATTTTTACATTTTCCATATCAATTAATTCATAACTCCAATTAGTGCAAAACATTGGAATTATACGACAACACCCCAAATCGGCTTTACACCATAAATAAATACCTTTATATTTACCTCGGCGGTTTTTATATACTGATAATTTAATTGTAGGTTTATCAAAAGTATTACTTTCTAATACCTTTTGCAAAGCTTCATAATCATTGTCTCTGGCTTGAAGCAAAATCATACCTACATCAACTTTCCTTTATACCTTATATTTCTATAAGGAGTAGACTATATCTTTACCATGCTCTATGTGAGTTTAGGTAGACCGTACTTCGCTTTCGCTACTCCGCGCAACCGGATAGTCGTTGAACCTTCCTCTATTTGAGGCTCGGCTGCGAGGTTGCCCAATCTACTTAATTTTTATAACATTCACATTTAAGCTTATTTCATCTTTATGCTGTAGTTTAAGTAGCTCTAAGGGTTTTCCCGCAATTCTCGGTCTGATAATCACTTGGAATTTCTTCCAAGGACGACATAATCTTATGATAAAAATACATAAGACCAAATCTGCTATACTCTTCGCACCTCTCAAAAGATTTTGATCTGGTGTTTCGCTATACTAATAGTCCGCATTTAATTGCGTTGCTGACATAATAAATATGCCATATTGATTACATATATCTTTTAAACGAGTAGAAAGCATAAAAAGAATATTATCTTCTCTTAGTTTTACACCGCCACTACGTTTACTAATTTCTTCTAGAATTTTCATGCTTGTATGTATATAATCATGACATGTGATTCTTATGTTTCCATAAGCATTGACTATCTTTTACTCTCTTATGGAGAGGATACCATTTCGGCGTTTAACTCACTTCGTTTCCTAAAATGAGACTACGTATCAATAGTAGCCCTACTTCCCCGCCCAGAAGGCCTAGGGAATAGTCGATACAGGTTTTTGGATTAATTTTTCCAAGTTCTATTTTTAATAATATCAGCAATAGTTCCTTTAGAACATTTATATTCTTCACTCAATGATTGGTATGAATAATTACCTTGTTTATATTTTTCTCTAATTTCATTGGCAAGGTTTTTAGACATTTTAGTATGTCGTCCTTTATCCATTAATTCTGGTTTAATCATTTTATAACGTCTTCCTGACCAGATATTTAAAAATGAAGAATAATTTAATCTATTTTTATATTTTTCATTATAAATTTTACTAGGGCTGTCTTTACGAGCATAAGCTTCACGTAATTCAATGACTTCAGCTTCAGTTAATTCGCCCTCTCGTAACATAGTATCCCATTTATATTTTTCAGTTTTTGGCTTAGGACAATTCCGGCCACCTGGATCTATGTTATACCCTTTTGGAGTTATAGTAGAATATTTATCTATATAATAAATTTCTAATATATTTAATAAAGAAAAATCATTAATATCTTTTACTAATATTTCATAAGTAAAACTTTTAAAACCATACTTTCGCATTGCTTGATGTATTAAAGAATTATATTCAGGACTATTTTCATTTAAATGATTACTTTTATGCTAATTATAACGAATATTACCCTCGCTAATAGTTTGTCCTATATATTTTTTCCCATTGCATAAATTTGTAAAACAATAAATATAACCCAATCTATTTTCTCCTTTATTTTTATTTCTATTAAAGTATGAAAATAATCAGTATGATTTTAACTAATTTTGTCCAAATTTCCCACGGGATTACCTTCAACTTAATTTGGTCAGGTTTCCCCGTTAGCTTATAAATAATTTATAAACCCCGCTGATAAACGGAAAAGTATTTCATTGTCCCATAATTGAACACATATTTTATATTATGATCCCTAATGTTTTTCTTAATTACATTTTCAACGTCTTGAAGAGAAAAATCAGGTAGCTCAACTATATATAAATTAGCTTTTCTTAAAATTTGACCGGCTTCTCTAACTCGGGCCAATTCATCATTTTGATATTGTCCATTTAATATATGGTCTTCATTTATATTTGAAAGAAAAGCTAGCATCATAGTCTGAATTTCATCTTTAGTTTGTTCTGTAGAAATAAAAAGAACTGGTTCACGACCTCCACCAGATTTAATCCAACCAATACCATCTTGATAATACTTTTCGCAAGATAAATAGCAAGCATCAGCTATCATTGTTCTCGATTTGCCCACTCCAGAAGCAGCCGAACGTAAATAAAATTTTCTTAATCTAGCACCACGTGTAACTGTATTAATCAATGGCCCAAACAAAGGGGCACCAATTTCTGGATGTTCCAAAAGGTCATCAATCAAGTCATCAATATCATTACCAGCTTGATAAGCATCGCCTTCAATATTAGAAATATATTGATATTTAATTTCTTCAATTTTGTCATCAATTCTTTGCGCAATACGTTCAAGTGAAGCATTATCTAGCCACTCTTCTTGAAGTTGTTTTTTCTTAGTGTCTAAAATATTATTAGGATCAAAAATATCTTCTACATTAATACCAAATTTATCATAAGCGCGCAATAAAGACATCTTCTTCAAACGGCTGTAATAATAATCAAAAGTAGATAAATTACTATGAGCACTTGCTTCTGCAATCCACTTATCACCTTTTTGTGAGATATAAATAGCTTGATACTTCGGCCGAGTACTTAAAAAATCATTTATTGCATCAAGAGTAATACTTTCCGCGCCAAGCTCATGTAATTTATATATTGAACCATAAACAACCTTATGAAATTCATTATCAAAATCGTCTTCCGTGATAGTATATTTATCAGTGTAATCCAAAAGCTTTGGATTGTTGAAAACACAGCCAATAGTCTAAATAACAGCTGTGGGGTCTACATAGCGAGATGCCATTATTATTCCTCCTAATCAAGAAAAGAGAACAGATGCCGTCGACATGGTACAGCCTTCGGACGTGGTATTACTATTTCTCTATCTTCTGGTATATAATCAATTAAAATTTTATTTTCATTTTTTTGTTGTGCCAACCAAATGGCATAATAGTAATCATAGGCTTTTTTATAAACCCAAGGAACAATAGCTATACCATCATTAGCTTTTTCGGTTGTATGCTTTTCAACATCGTAAAAATATACAAGAGATTTTAATATTCCATTATAAGTATAATGATAATTTTCAATATAATTTTTTATTTGTTTTTGAATTCGAGGATTTACAAACTCTGTATGAAATAATTGATTTATATAAGCATATAATTTTTCTTTATCTTGTTCTTCTTTTGATAAAATTTGCTCTTTATTATTAACACATTCGGGATGCGCATAACGTTTTGTATTAATTTTAATAAAAGGCTACTTATCCCTATCAAAAGTTTTTCCACATATTGGACATTTTACATTATGAGCGATTTAATCCTCACCTCTTTATATTAATTCTATAAATATTATATCAAAAAATAGATAAAAAATCAAATAACCTGGAATTTCTTCCAGGTTATGTATATTACTTATTTACAAGTTCATCCTTAATTTCATCAATAATCAAACTAACGAATTCGGCCTGGTCAATTGTAGTTTCCGAAATTTTCTTACCCTTACCAAGATACTTTTCAACAATCTTAGTAACACGAGGCGCGTAATACTCAGAATTCTTTGCCATCAAATCACTTGCGATCTGCTGGAACTCATTCATAAGTCCTTCATAATCATAAGTTTTTGTTTCAACAATTTTAGCTTTTTCATTAGTAATATATTTATTATCGGTCATTGTTGCTTCTTTATCAATCGCACGATTCATTGCATCTACGAGATCTTGATAGCCAAAAGGAATAACTTGATCAATATATTTAAATCTGCTCTTACAATCAATTGTATCGTCAGGAGAGCGAAGAATAAACTTACGTTCATTATTCTCTACTTGGATATAAGCCATAATATCAACCATGTTTTTAATAATTTCATTATAAGCAGTAGAGCAAGAAGGAACAATCTGAGAATATTCCGTACCGTCTTTACGCTTAAAGGTCTTATCTTTCACATGAGAAATAAAAATTACAGAATATCCTTCCATAGTAATAGCTCGCCAAGTTTCTTCCCATTCCTTCTTGACTTTAGCCCAACCATTTTTGGCCCAACCACCATCACCAATATTTTCAATATCAAGCTGATTACAAATATATTTTTCACACAAAGAACTTGCAATATCAACTGTATCAACAATAACACTCTTAAATCTTTCTTTAACTTCCGGCTTCTTAAGGTCGCGCAGTATTTGCTTTACTTCACCCCAAGTAGTAATATCTTGTGCTAAAACACCAGGGATAGTAGAATAACCCTTTTCAAAAGCCAACAGTAACGGATTGGGAACTTGCGAACCAAATGTTGTTTTACCAGCACCACTAGGGCCATAAATATAAACAAGATAACCGCTTAAATCACGACTGACTTTATGTGGCTGAAGAGCTAACAAATTAATTGCCATTGTTCAATTTTCTCCTTTTTCTCCAAATCAAATGATTTACAATATTCATTTATAAATTTTTCTATTTCTTTATAATTTATTAAATCATCATATAATATATTTATTTTAGCTCGATGACCTCTAATGAAGTCATCATTTTTATCAGAAATTAAATCCACCATTACCTGCTGTAGAAGCAGTAGCTGATGTAGCTGATGTCTTCTTAGAAGCAAGATAATCATCTCTACGTTGTTTAATAGTTGCAAGATAATTTTCACGTTCGGCCATAGCCTTTGTTAATTCGTCAACCGTATAAGTACTTTCATCATCAAAGATATAAGGCTCCTTTAAAGAACCAGTGATAATGAAATCTCTATAGGTATTCTTAAACTCCTGCACTTCTGCATCACCCCAAGAACTTTCCTTAGTAACGGTTCTAACTACAGTAGTAGAAACTTCCTTGCCCCAAACGTCAGTAAGGACAGGATTCTTAGCGGAAGCTTCAAGACCTTCAAAATAATTCATACCGCCTTCATTAAGAACAGTATAGGTTACAGGAAGAAGTGCTTTACGGAAATCAAACACAAAGCCACTTACATTAACCTTTTCTTGAATATTCTTTTCTGGATCAGCTTCAGTGCGCGTAACCTTAGTGATAAGCATTGTAGTTTTAAACTTACAACGTTCACTTTCCTTATCATTAAAAGCTTCATTATTCATAATATGAACAAAACCGCCTTCATTACGCTTTACACTAACAAGTTCTTCAGCACCATTGCGCTCACTATAAAATTCATTAAGACCAACAGTCGTATCAACTCTAATCTTCGCAGCGTTTTCAATGCCGTCACCCATCACAGTGCCATATTCGCCATCAAGAATCTTCTTCAGAACAACAAAAGTAGCATTAGTCTTATCCTTTGAAGTCTTTTCAGTCACATAAGTAAAATGAACCTGAATAACATTAGTCTACTTATCATCAGTAACAATACCAATAGTACCACTAATAAAAGGCGTACCAGGATTCTTGGAATTGGGGCCGGTTTCCTTCATTTCCAGATTATGCTCATATAAATATCCTTCAATATGTGCCTCGTTAAAAAATTTAATTGCCATTATAATCTCCTTAATTATTCTTCAATATTAATTTCTTTACCTTTAGTAGTAATAGCATAAATAGCTGGATTTTCTTCTAATTTCTCAACAAATCCATCATTTACCAATTTACGCATACCGCCAGCAATAGAACGAGAACTAATTTCCATGAGTTCGGCCATATCCTTACTCTTCCAACTATCTTTTTCTTCATGCTCTTGGAGGAATTTTAAAATGCGCTTACCATTTTCAGTAAATAAAGGACTTTCAGTTTCTTTATCATCACTATTTTTAAGATAATTCCAATAGAATTCAACATCTTCATTCATTTCTACTGGATGTTTACAATTTTCAATCAAGTCATCTACAAAATCAATAAATGCTTGTTTTCTACTCATTATTTTATAACTCTCTTTCCTATTCTTTATATAAATATTATAACAAATTTTTGAGAGTTTTTCAAATTTTAATTAATTAATAATTCTTGCGCGTAGGGTAAAGTTTCAATCCATGCACAAAATTCACGCCACTCAGGAAGCCTATGATTTTTACGTTGCTTATAAATATTTCTTAAACAACGATAATTAGTTGTCATACGTGCCGTTAAAGTAAATCCAGCAGGATTAGTATAAAGAATTTCAAGATATAATTCTTTAAGCCAATCTTCTTGCTGTTTAATTGACTCCGCATTTGCTCCATTATCAATCATATTCTTTTTAATTTCAAGTTGAGTATTATAAGCATCAACTTTTTCTTTCATGATGTCAACTACGCGCTCATCTACATATTTATTATATGCTTTATCTAAATCAAATTTAGTAATACGATGCATGGTACTTTGTGAGCTAACAAACTCCAAAAACCGGTATCTTTCAGCTTCTACATACATTTTATTAGAACAAGTTAAATCAAAATTAACTCGTATGCCAGTAAGGAATTGACCATGTGCCTGATTATCTTTTACACAAGCATTAATAAGAGTATTGCAACGTTTAAAATCATTATCTACTAATTCTCTACCCTATTGACTTTCTACGTCTGTGGACATAGGGTAGCACGCCGCGATAATGCTTTCTTTTAAATCGTAAATTTTTACATTACTCACAATGTCCATTATTCTTCATCCTCCGAAAGAGAATAGCCAATTACATTACCAAGGCATTTAACAAGACTTTCAATTTCATCAATTAAAAATTTTTGGTTATAGCCTCGACCTTTATAAGCTTCAACATATTCAGCATAAGACATAAAATTTAAATCTTTAAATCCATAATGCAAGGCTTTTTCTTGCATCATATGAGGATTAGAACAAACGATTGTAGCTCCAGTATCTCTAGCAATTAAAAACAGCCTACCAGTTTTACCTGTACCACGCTTATCAATAACTCTATACATAAAATTCTCCTTATTTTATACTATACCCAAATTCTTTAGCTTGATAAAATTCCTGCCAATAATCTTCGCGTTCATCTAACAATGATTTATCACATTCTTCAAGAACTTCAAATGTAAAATTTTCAGGACCAAGTTCATACATTGCTGGATAAAGTTTATTGCGAGTTGGAGCTTCTGCACCAACGCCACGTTTAATATGCTATTTCCAACGATCAGACAATGATGTTGCCTATCCAACATAACATTTCTAATTCTCTATATTAGTAATTTTATAGATGCCAGTATGGATACCTTGGCCAATTACTCTACCAATTAAATCGGTATAAGGTTTTTCATAATAAACTTTCCAAATGACTTTATTAATAGGTTCTGCCGAACGTAAATAAGGGATAATCGAACGAATTTTTTTAATTTCTTCAATATCCTATTCACTTAAATTTAATTTATAAAACTATTCTTTTTGTTTTACTTCTTCGGCACGTTTATTAGCTTCTACAATAGCATCTTGTTTAGCTTTTGCATCTTCTAATTTATTAAGAATTAATTTTAACTCTTCTTGCTTTTGGCTAATAGCCGATTCATATTGCTTAGCGGTTTCTTCAATTACTTTTAAATATTCCTGTTGATAATCATCCTCGGCCTATTGGTATTGTTGCGCCATACGTTCCGCCGACTAGGCAAATTTTTCTGTTGCCAAATCATTAGCTTTTTGATAATATAACTCAGCATTTTTATTTGCTTGTTCATAACTATCATCAAGAGTTTGTTTCTTATCTTTTAAATGGTCTATATCTTTAATTAAAGAAGTATATTCATTATTTAAATTAAATATTTCTTCATTTAATTTATTCTATTTCTATAAAAGCTTTTGCTATTCTCCGATTAAATCATTATTTAATCTTTCAATTTCTAAATTATATTCTTTTCTTTCTTTAATCTTAGGTTTTAATATAAAATAAATTATTAATCCGCCTAAAATTAAAGATAATATACAATAAATAATAACCATATTAATTAAAATAAAAAAGGGCAAATTTCTTTGCCCTTTTTAAATTTTATATTAAATTACTCTGCGTCAGCAGTAGTGTCAAGGTTCATGCCTTCCTCGGTAAGGGAGAGAAGTTTGATTGCCTTATGGGTGCCATCAGGAAGCTCGACTTCTGCAGGAGTACGAGTACCAAGGCCCTTGCGCTGAATAGCAGAAGTGAAAATACCATCAACAGTGCGCTTTTCAAGACCGAGAGCTTCAGCAACATCGGCAGCGGTTACATTCTAACCATTGACTTCCTTAAGATAATTAATAACAGCAATAGTATTAGGTTTAAGCATAATAAATAATAATCTCCTTTTAATAAATAATTTTTTATTTTTTTAATTTTAAGCTTTAGCTTATGTAAATATTATACTAAAAAATTTTTTTAAAGTCAAGAATTTTTTAGAATATCCTAAACAAATTCATCCATAAGCATTATATCTTCAAGACTATCAACATGTCCTGATAATTTCATAATTTCATCTTTTGCTTGCTGAACTTGCTTTTGGTCTTCATTGCGCTAAATAATTAGTTCTGCTTTTGCAATTTTTTTAGCTAATTCTTTTAGTTCTTTTCTTTTCATATAGAAAAAATTTTTCTTCCTTATTTACAAATATATTTTACTATTTTTTTTGAACTTTGTCAAAATATTGTATTCAGCGTACAATCCTTTGGATTTTTATCATCACGGAAATTTTTAAAGAAAGCATGACGTAATGTATGGTCTTTAATTGATTTTTCCATACATTGTAAAGAAACAACTCTATTAAGATATTTTTCTGGATGTTCTGCAAAATCTGCCCGCGATTCATCAGTCAACCCAGATGATACAGTACCTATCCCGACAATATTACCATTATCATCATAAGCGCCTATTTGAATTGCAGTTTTCCATCCATAAAAATATCCTTTTGTTATTGGTTGCCAGCCAATGGTTCCATATTGGCAAACATGGGTATGAATAGTTTCGCCATCATTTAAAATTTTTTCCCAATATGGCCAAGACGTAATTTCCTTACCCGTATATTCTTTAGTGGCATCTTCAAATCCAATAAGAATAGCATCAAGATAATCAATCTTTTTAATTTTAATAGATGACCAAGCCGGCCTTTTATCTGGTGCATAAGGCGCAGTTTTCAATTTAAGAACAGCACCTTCTTCCCCATCTTTAAGAGCCTGCGCGGTAAAATCATAAATATTATCATATACCGCTTCGGCCAATTCCATAAAAGGATAACTATTAAAATTAAATTTATTCCAAATTTTACACAATACTTTATAACGAGTCAATGCGCCGTAAGATTGCAAATCTATTCCATTATATTTAATTACATCATGTAAATAAAAATGAACTAGATTACCTTTTTGACGATTAATCGCCTCTTCTGGTAAGCATCCCATTACTCTGGTAACATCTTTTGATGTTTTGCCTGGATAATAAATTTCACCGATTAATATTGTGCCTTCCGGAACAATTTCTAATGCTTTTTTAATATGAGGAACATTTGCCAATTTCTCTGTAAGAATACCAGTATTTTTACTGATATTCCTACTAAAAAGATACATATGATTTTTAGTTTTTTCAAACTCATACCAATATCCATCTTTTTTTAATTCGGCAAAATAGTTTCCTTCAATACATAATTGAGGAAACATATCCTCTTTTCCATCAGGTAATTTCCAAATTTTCATTGCTTGAATACACTCGGCTTCTGGAGCATATTTATCAATAAGTTCTTGAGAGAAAGACATATTTTTTTTTATCCCTTTCTGTATTTATATTATACAAAAAAATTTTTTGAAACGCAAATCAAATTTTTGTTATTTTCTTAATTTTTTCATTTTTAATAGTCGATGAACCAATTGCAGTTCGGCTAGTGCTTACAATATCCTTTGCGGAAATGCAAATATTCTTTTTATCTCCACAAATAAATAAATTATCTGTATCATTAACTAAAGAACCATCAATCACTTCACCAGTTTCTCCAGTAGGCTTATAAATAATAAGACCTTTACCAGCGCGTTTCTGAAGAGGAACTTCTTTAAGGTCAATTTTCTTACCATAACCATTTCGTGTAAAAACGCTTAAATAATCTGTAGTATCTCGAATTGCTAATACACAAACTACTTCATCATTCTCATTAAGATTAATACTCTTTACTCCCATAGCAATACGAGAAGATGGACCAATGTCTTTACTATCAAAGCGAATAGCATAACCATTTTTGGTCAAAATAATTAACTGTTCTTCTTTAATTAAAGATACATTGGCTAAGCTATCGCCTTCGCGCAAAGTAGTTGCGGAAACACCTGTCTTTTTGCGCATACCAGTATAATCTTCAAGAGGAACTTTTTTAATTAAACCTTTCTTTGTGGCGAATAATACATATTTAGCATCGGTATCTCTATAAATAGAATAAATAGTAATAACTTTTTCACCCGCAGTCATTTTTACTAAAGCCGAAATAGGCGTTCCGGCGCTTGCATTTGTTCCTACTGGAATATCATTTACCAAAAGTTTATACATCACACCTTTATTAGTAAATAACATAAGGTTATCAATAGTATTAGTTCTAATAACACAATGGGTAATATCCTCTTGCGATTTTACACCTTTACCATTGCGCTTTTGGATTTTAAAACTCGCAACAGGAATACGCTTAATAGTTCCGCCTTCGGTCATTACAACTACACATTTTTCAGGCTCTACATTAATAATTTCCTTTTCGACTTTTGGATTATAATTTAATTGTATCAATTGCGTTTTGCGCGGATTAGGGTATTTTTTAACAAAAGAATTAAATCTTTCAATAAAAATTTGCTTTTTTCTATCTAAATGCGTAATAACATCTTCACAATTAATAATTGTAGAAGTCAAATCAATTTTTTCTTGATTCAATTCAATTGTTTCTAAATGTGCTAATCGTCCAAGCTTCATATTAACAATAGCTTGCGCTTGATTTTCTGTAAATTGGTATTTATCAATAAGATTAATTACTGCATCTTTTGAACTATTACTACTTTTAATTAAAGAAATAATATTATCGATATCTTCAAGGGCTTTAATTAATCCTTCCACAATTTCAAGTCTTTTTTTAGATTTTTCTAAATCATAAGTATATTCTTTTTCAATACATTGATAATTATGATTTAGAAAAGTATCTATATAATCTTTAAAAGTAAGAAGCTTTGGCGTTTTACCAATAAGTGCATATTGATTAGCATTAAAAGTTTTCTGTAAATCAGTTTTTTGAAACAATTTACTTAAAACTAATGAAGGATTAGCATCACATTCAATTTCAATTAGCAATTGTTTTTTATTGCTTTTATTGGTAATATTAACAATATTAGTTAATTCATCTTTTAAAATTAATTGTTTAACACTTTCAATAAATGGTTCAACATAAATTTGATAAGGAATTTCAGTAATTAAAATATTATTACCTACAATTTCTGTTTTTGCTCGAAGAACTACTTTTCCTCGTCCAGTTTTATAAATAGGCTCTAATTCATTTTTATTTACAATAATACCACCAGTAGGAAATGAAGGTGCTAATTTAGAATAATTAATTTTATTAGTTTCTAAATATTCATTAATTACCTCAGCTAACTCGTCAAGCGAATGAGGCAACCAGACATTGGCAATAGTAGAACCAATCCCTTGACATCCATTTACCATAAGACGAGGATAAAGTGCAGGCAATACTTCAGGCCATTCTTCATCTTCTGAAAAATTTAATTTCATGGGCACATTGTTTTTCTTAATTCCTACAAACAACCCGTCTTCAGTAGATTTGGCTAAACGAGCTTCAGTATAACGTTCCGCTGCCGCTTCGCCACTAATTTGAATAGAGCCATTAGCTCCATGCCAATCAACTTCTGGAATATTATTAATCCAAGTTTGAGACATGCGCGCAAATGTATCATAAATTGCAGTATTGCCATGAGGCCACCAAGAACTAATGACACCGCCACTAATTTTTGCAGATTTAATATGAGGTTTATTACTAGAATACCCTTTGGAATACATTTCCCAAAGGCATGCGCGCTGACCAGGCTTTAAACCATCTCTAGCATCTGCAAATGCGCGTTGACTATTTGCTTCATATGAAAAATCAAGGAAATTTTGTGAAAGTTCTTGATTAATATTAATCATTGTCATTTGCCTCCTCGCTGTGCATTAATAAATATTCTCTTCTAGGCGGAACGTTTGGGCCTAAAAGCATTTCAATTAAATTTTCAGTAGATTTTTTGTCCTCAATTACTAATTTAGCAATATTTCTAGTTTCAGGATTTAGTAAAGCTTCGGCTAATTCATCGGGGTCTTGTTCTCCTAAGCCTTTATTTCTGTTGATTAAAAAAGTTTCACCCTTATGCAATTCTTTATACTTTTCCAATTCAATTGCATCTTTAATAAAAATATATTGATTCTTTTTAGTAGTAATTCTAAATAATGGTGGCATAGTCGTATATAAATGACCATTTTCAATTAATTCGGGACATAACCACCAAAACATTTCAATAAGTAAATTTCTGATATTTGCCCCATCCGGATCCGTCCTATCCCATATTTCTATGGGGACTGACTATATCTTACTTAATAATTTTATTATTAAGGATACCATTTCGAGCTACGTGCCAATTAGTAGCCCTACTCTCCCGTTTCGGAGATAGTCGATACAGGTTTACCATTTAATTCCCAACGTTTTAAGGTTTTTTTATAAACAGGAACATCATTATAATAGCTATTTTGACGAACATCTCCCATTAATATCTTTTGAAATGTTCGCTGAGTAAAAATCTACCCTTTTTCATTAACTAATTTTTCATAAACTTCTGAATAAGTGTGATTAATATAATATTTTCTATATTCTAGTAGTTCTTCTTTAGTTATAAAGATATTTTCTAAATTAATTCCACTTTTATAAAAATTTTTATTTTCCTCGGTATAAACTTCTGGCATTATATATTTCCAGCTATATCCTTGCCATACTCCTTGGAATGCTGATTTAGTAATTTTGTCTTTAAAATAAGTTTCATAAATTTGCTTTTGAGATTTATGTTCCGCATAACTTTGTCGTATAAATTCTACATCTTTTTCAGTAAGTAATGCTCTACCATTACCTTCCCCTTTAGAATTATTATATCCACCAAGTTGATTATTATACCCATTTTCTTTTGAATTATATTTTTTAATATAATCTTGTTCTTTTTGATCTAAATCGTCTAAGGAACATTCTTCTAAAATTTCAAAATCAAACTAATCAACACCCAAAACATTTATATAATCATCAATAGTTAATGACCGATTTTTTTTATGTTCATTAAAACGTCTTTCTATATCGTTGCTCTAACCAATATAAACTTTTCCATTATTTTTATTAGTTATTTTATATATCCCAATCATTATTATTCTCCTTTTATAAAATAATATGTTGAGATTAAATGGTCTTTCCCACGGGATTACCTTCAACTTTATTTGGTCAGGTTTCCCCGTTAGCAAAATTTCATTCCGTCTCACTCTATATGCAAATATGACCAAGACGGTTAATGAATTTTACCCAAGTGGCGAACTTGAAAAGTATTACACAGCCAATATTACTTAGCATCGGCGGCGAGAAGTATCTTACCATAACGTAATTTTTTCTTGTCATAGATTAGTTTATTAGTTTTACTATCTAATTCTAGACCAATAGCTTTAATAAGATTAACTACTTCTTGATTAGCAAAAATTTTCTCGCTACTATTTTTATAACTTGAGATAATTTTACCTCTAACTGGAAAAATAGCAATATGTTCTGCGTCCCGAGCTTCTACAAGACCTCCGGCAGCACTATCCGTTAATTCTTATATTTCTATAAGCACTGACTATCTCTTCACTCCAATTTGTCAAATCATCATCGTGTCCTCTATTTTGAAATGCGTATCAATAGCATTTCTACTCCCGGTCTAACCCAGGATAGTCGATACAGCTTATTTTATATCTTTATAGGTAATTCTAGTAATGACATTATATACAGTAGACCAAGCTTTTTCTGGAGCATATTTTAACCAAACTTGTTTTGGAGTCATACCATTATCATATTCTTTTCTCATTAAAATAACTTCTTCTTTAGTAAAGCTACGTTTATTATTAGAGGCTATTTCAGATGGATTTGCTTTAGCCTAATGAGAATGCCAATATTTATTTTCTTCAGTATGATATTCTGGATATATATTTTTCCAAGTATCAAACCACCAAATTTTTTGAAGTCCTCTTTTACTAATTTTATTCTAATACTCTTGATAAATAGTTTTAAATGGAATATGAGCATTATAGCATTCTCTTATATATTTAACATCTTCCTCATCTAATAAAGCTCGACCATTTTTACTACCCATCCTTGTTCGGCCTGGAATTTCATCTCCTCCAGGGGTAGCATTATACCCATTAGTGTATGAGTTATAATATTTAATGAAAAATTTTTCAAGATTATTTAGTATTTCTTTACTATATTCATCTTGAGTTAATTCAGCTATTATTTCATAATCAAAATTTTCAAAACCATATTTTCTTATGGCTTGATGAAATTGACTATTATAATCATTAGCCTATTTGTTATAAGCTGCTGATTTATGGCCGTATTGTCTTCGTTCAAGATTAATACTCTGACCTATATAACTTTTTCCATTAATTTTATTAGTATATTTATAGATACCTATCATTTCACTCTCTCCTTTCATAATCTTTTGAGGGAGATTGTGTATTCTTTATTTAGTTTTGACCTATTTTTTTTGATATAAAATCTTGCCACGGGATTGACTTCACCTAAACATATTTTGACATATATGTGTAATGGTCAGCTTTCCCCGTTAGCCTATAAATAAATTATAGACCCCCTTGATATAGGGTAAAAAGGATTAGGGCAATAGTTTACGCCTACCCTCAACAATAAACAATTCGCACTTACTTCTATCTTTACTCCAACAATCAACAAGTTTACTGGGAAGATTTAAGAATTGTTTTTTCTTTTCTTTTGGTTGTCTGACAGCTTCTCTGGCTTTACGTGCAGCTTCTCTTGCGCGACGTGCATTAAGAGCTTTATCGGCAATAATCTTAATTGATTTTTCATTAAGCTCAAGCCATTGTCTAATACTTTCAGTAATCCAAGGAGTAAACGGAGA